GGTCATGCCACCTGTCTTCTCGGCGCCGCCCAGGATGCGTACAAGTTCCGCATTATCGGTCGTGTTTGGGCTGTTCGAGTGGAACAGGTGATAGACCACGTCCATCGCGGGAAAAAGCTCGCGGTTAATCCAAAGGTCAAACTCCTCGCGCTCTGGACTGAATACCTGTTCGTCAGCTAGGCGCCGCGAGGTGTCGGCCGTGGCTCGCGTATAGTCGTCAGCTCGCCCGACAAGTATTGGGGGCAACCGCCATGCCCGTCGCACCTTGTCCCGGTTTTCCTTCGAGTAGTTCTGGAATAGAGCGTCTGAATGTTGTTCGCTGGATAAAGGTTTGATATCGATCTTGGCCTGGCCTGGGCTGTCTCCGTCAAATTGGCTCTCGGCTTCCAGAACAAGAAACTTGGAGTAGTTGCGGCCCTGGATATTCGACTCGCTAAACTCCTTGATTCGATCGATGGTCTCCTGTGTCAGTTGCCCGTTGCTGATTGCGAGAATCATGCTGGGTATATTATTGTTTTTGAAGGTGGTAAAGTTGATACTCTCGGCCTCACGATCGCCAAAGATAGACAGGAGGGCACCGACATATCGCGGGAGTCCATAAGGGGACCGAGCACAATAGTCAGCCCAATGCTTCACCTCGTTCGCCTGTTTGGAGGCGGGCATGGGATTCCCATTGCCGTCCCAGTTTGCAATCTTGGCTGCGGGAACCGTTTCCCCACTGGTATTATCGACGACCCGTGGATCGCCAAACTGTTTGAACCATCTGGTCAAGTTGTCCCGTTGCTGGACATATCGTCGAAAGCGCCGCCATGCTTTTACCCTGGTCACTTTTACAGAACCGTCGATTTGGAGTTCGAGAATTGGAACCTCGATCTCGACCGCCTCTTTTTCCTGGGGGCTCAGTCGCATGGTCCAAGCGGGAAGATGTTCAAAACCCTGTATGACTCCGGAGGCGCCACGGATGATTTCCCAATAGGCGTTCCCCGTGGTCTCGTAGTCATGCCGTCGCATGGTCCGCAGGCGTGTAAAGGAATGTTCGAGGCTGGCATACTGAAAGAAGTTCAGTAGTCGAACACGCTCCGCAACAATGCTCGCCCGCTCTTTCTCGTTAGCCTTATCGAGGTCAATGCGGGTCTTGAGGCGGTATCCAAATCCGTCGCAATTGACCTCCATGGCCTCGATGCATGGCCCCATCTCCGTCGATACTTCTGGAAGTGTGGTAAGGACGAGAGGGTCAAGAGGCGGGTCCAGGATACGCCCCGCCCCTGCAAGCATAGCCCAACTCTCATTATCGGCGATGGCCTGAGACTGGCCGCCAAGATCTTCGGCCTTTACCTCAATGAGGATCGCCTTGACGACAGGCTTCTGCCTGGCCGCCTGGCTACCCAGGGCACCTGCAACCGTGGTATTCTGAACCGCCATTATAACACTCCAAAGGCCTGACGTTCACGCTTTCGGCGTCGGCCAGTCCTTGCTGCCCGGACAGCATTGTCCAGGGCATCAAAAAGATCGTCATGTTCTCCGTTCGGCATGCCCACGATTTCCGATATCACAGGCCCTGCCCCTTCAGCGAAAAACATATGTTGTCCCTGGAACAGGGGACTCAACTTCCAGGCCTTCGTCAATTTGTCCGTCTGGGTCTGGATCGGCACTAAACACATTTCACCTTCGGGGTCTTTATCCTCCAAAAGTTGCTTCTGGGCCTCTTGGTAGGAGTTGACTTCTATGCCGATTGCCACGGCATGCCATTTTCGCCAAAGACGTCGTATCGTTTTTGTCTGTTCGGCGACACGTATACGTTCGGAGAAATGGTCTACCACATAGAAGTCCTTGCCGTTCATGCCCACGATAACAATCGCGAACCGGTCATTTTTTTTCTTGAGGGATATGGCCAGATCCACGCCCATAAAGTAAGCCATACCTGAAGGAATCTCGGATGGCTTTACCCGCTGGCAATCGTCGATGTCAAACACCTCGCCCCGCATGCCTTCGACCTCGTTCAAGTATTGGCCCGCGAAGATGATAGTCCCCGCCTTTTCCTCTTTTTCCCGAAACCATCCCAAAGGATACCGCTCGGGCCATACCAATTTTCCCTGCCCATCGTAAGGCTTGATGATCTGATGATGCTCTTTCAACTCATGGGCAATGAGATGGCCGTATAACTCATCCGGATGATAGCGTGTGCCTTCCATATGGTGTTCCCCACGATGGGGCACGTCGGCGCAAGGTGGTTCAAGACAAGGGTCGAGTGTTTTGTAATGCCAGGTTTTCGTCTTATCCCGCATGTGGGAGGTTCTACTGTTTTCCTCGTCAACCAAGTCGTCGGACAGGATGATGTCGTAGTGCCGCGAAACGATCGTGCCGTCCACGCCCGCGCAAGTAATGCTCGCCTCCTTGTGAGGTTTCGTGCGGCCCAGGATTTCGATCTCACGGGAGTCCCACTTCGGAACCACATGAGGGTCATAGGTAGGGCCGAAAATTTCGGCGAGCCGTACATTGCCTTCAAGGTGGGACTTGATCTCTTTCAGAAAGGCTTCGGCATTGCTGACCGTTTTCGATGCGATGAGGATGCGCAAGTTCGGATCGCAGAGCAGAAGATGAATGGCTTTGACAACCGTGCATACCGTGGACTTGCCAGCTCCGCGAAAGACAAGTTGCAGGTTGTGAGGATGCAGGAACTGAAATTGCATCATGGCTAGGTGAAATGGTTTCACCTCATACCCGAGGACCTGGGTGGCCAGTATGTCAATTCGTCGTTGCTCCAGAACCATCCGCTTGATCTGCTCATTACCGAGACGACGCTGATAATTCAAAACCTGTATCAGTTCAGAGCGCTCGGCATGGGCGATCCTCTTGGGATCCGTCTGTAGAGCCACGACGGCCATAAGCACCTCAGTTCGGGCAGCCACCTACGAATATTTTCGCCGTTCGCCCAGCAGCCATTCCGGCCGTTACCGTGACAAAGATCTCGCGTCCCTGGGCATCCACGACGGCCTCATAAGGCACGTCGGCGCCTTTGCCCGCGTAAACGATAGGGACGTGTGCCGAAATGAACTTGGCCGCTTCCACCGACCAGAACAAGACCTCGATAGATGGATTCGCGGTGCCCGAAGGAACGACCTGGATAGCCACTTGCTTAAACGTGGCCGCATTCATAGCCCAGCCATGTTCGGAAATGGTAGCCCCATCGTTCGCTTCTTTGACAATGCGGTGCAGTGCGTAATCGGGCAGGCTTGTGACATTCTTGATGGGTGTTCCCATTGGTGCCTCCTGTCGGCCCGCGGCCGTGGGAGGTCGCCCTTGCCCGACGGCCTCGCGGGGTGAGCTTTACTCGTGAGCGGTGAAGTGTACCTTTTCACCCGACACATTCAGATCGGCGTCGGTGCCGAGCCTGAAACCAGTCGAGAGCGGGGTGACGCCATTCGTGGTCACCTTGCTCATGGTGCCGTCGGTGACTTGCTTGATGCACTCGCCGTCCTTCATGGAGTCCGACCATACGGCTCCGCATAGCCCGCCCTCGTTGAAGAGATCAACGCGCCGCGGTTTGAAGCCTGGAGTTGTGACATCGAGGGCCGCGCCCGTGCCTGCGATACTACCATTGAAGATTCTCGTTCCGCCTGAAGCCATGATCGCCTCCATGCACGGTCGGGCCGTGCTACTTGACGCCCTTGAGGACTCGCCGTCCACCATGGACAGTCTGTCGCGTATGGGCCTTTACAGGTACAGGCGCCTCATAGAGGTTGCCTGGATTTACCTCGGCAATGTCCGCTTCTCCAAAATGGTTCACCAGTTTGTCCATATTGCGAGCCTCGCGAACAATCAAAGAGCGGAGTTCATCGGAAGATAGATCCTTGACGTTGACGCCAGGTATAAGAGAACTTCCAGTTTCGACCTTCAGGAGGCCCAGTTCTTTCCCCCACTGGACAACACGATCGAAAATCTCACTCTTTGTCCGCACGGCCGACACATACGCGGCAGCCTGATTGACCTTAGTAAGGGTGTGACCATCTTCGTCGGTTGTGGTAGTTTTTAAGGCTTGGACCATCTCGTTCAGTTCTCGAACGCAACGCCCCTGGTTGATCATATAATCGAGAAATTGAAGTTCAGCGGGACGACCCTTGACTTGTTCGGCCGCCCGGTCAAGGGCAAGGTTGCGAAGCCCAGCATACTCCTCCTCGTTGAGGCCAAGATCGCCACGTATTTCCTCTTCCGGCCTTCCGGACAGGAGTTCACGCCATACGAAGTCAGCAGCCTCTCGTTGCTGTTCTGCGGTCAACCCGAGCATGGGCACCTCCGACATTGCCAATCCTACCACGGAAAGATACCCCTTGCAAGCCATCCGAATTCATCCACTTAAAACGGTTCGTTTCCTCTATTAAAAGTGTCCTGGGGACCAAGGTTACTATCTTTTTTTCCAAATATATTAGCTATATGCAATGGTGTTGCAGATAGGTGTTGCACTCTATTTTGAGATGTGCTATGAATCTCAATGTGGCCGAGCGCCATAAGGAGAGAAACTATGAACACCTATGCCTACCTTCGGGTATCTACATCCGACCAGGCCGAACGGATGGGGTTGACAGCCCAAGAAGATGCATGCCGTAAGGTTGGAACTCTAACCCAGGTGTTTCGGGATGAAGGAGTATCAGGCGCAACCCCCTTGCATAAACGGCCTGGCCTGCTGGCCGCGATAAGCACCTTGCGAAAAGACGACATCTTGGTCGTTGCTAAACGAGATCGGTTGGGCCGCGACACAATTATCGTCGCCATGGTTGAGGCCGCGGTATCGCGTAAGGGTGCACGCATAGTGAGCGCCGCTGGAGAAGGGAATGGGGATACGCCTAGCGACCAATTGATGCGACGTCTTGTAGATGCCTTCGCAGAATATGAGCGCGCCATAATCCGCGCCCGCACGAGCGACGCCTTGGCGAGTAAAAGACGCCGAGGAGAACGGACGGGGCATATTCCGTTCGGATACAAACTTGCCCGCGACGGCACACACCTTGAACCATCTTCGCATGAGCAGAAGTTACTCAAGCGAATACGAGCCATGCGCAAGGCCGATCTCAGTTGGAGAGATATTGCGAAGGCTATAGGCTCGCATCCTCGGACGGGACGCCCTTGGGATCATTCGCAACTCTTGCGCCTTGGCGCGCTCAAGGAGAATAACGATGCGTGAATACGGAGTGCTCTTTAAGGCTCCGATGGTCAACGCCATCCTGGCCGAGCGAAAGCGAATGACCCGTCGGTTGCCGCCAAAGCCAGTCCCGGAAGGCATATCCGCTTGGCATGTAGTCAACGATCCAAAGACCGGAAGGTGGGGAATAAAGTTTTGCCGCCATGATACCGACATCGAGTGCTGCGACGAGTCGGTGGTTATCTGGAGCCGCTATGGCGGGCCGGGTGACCTTTGGTATGTGAAGGAGACCTGGGCCACGATACCCAATTGCGAGGGGCAAGTGTACCGCGCCGACGGCCCGCACGATGGGGTCCAGGAATGGCACCCTTCCCTTTTTATGCCAAAGGCCCGCGCCCGCATATGGCTCCGCGTGACCGCCCTTACCGCTCAACGCCTAAACGATATCACCTGGCCGGACATTCGTTCTGAGGGAGTAGATTGCCCCGAGCATGATTTTCCGGGTGGTTTTTGTTGTTCGGAATGTCCATCCTTACGGATGGCATGGGTTGACCTCTGGAATTCCATCAACAAAAAAAAGGCCCCTTGGAAAAATAATCCATTGGTGTTCGTGTATACCTTCGAGCGTGCCCGCGTGGCACAAGGAGAGAAAAGATGGACAAGATAGTTCTCGACCCCGATCGGTTCCGGTTCGCCCAGCGTTTTACAGCCCATAACCCGAAGGAGTATCTTCAGGCCAGGAACGGAGTTCACATATGCCCAAGGGGCTATATCGCAACGGATGGATGCACGCTCATCGCAATACCTTCGTCCATCACGATCGTTACCCCTGAAACTCTTTTGGCTCCATCGATACCTCGGAACACGGAGAACATGACGTGGAATCCCGATG